TGAGGTTGTTGAAGAAGCAGAAACTATTGAGGATGACTTTGAAAACGACCCGTTTGGTTCAGAATGGATAAGCCCAGCAGAGGCCAAGAACCAGTTGTTAGAGGCTTGTGACGGAGATAAGGAACTAGCAAAGCAGATATGGGGCGAAAGAGGTTCAGATAGTTTGCCTCAGGAGTCATTAGATACCTTGATTACGCAAGCAATAGCCACTCTCGACATGAAAAAAGATCATGAAGATCAGTTGTTAGAGGACATTGAAGAAGCATTCCCGGAATCTGAGGTGCAAGAAGAAACAAAGCAAGAGGAGTTCTTTTAATGAAAGCACTAGAAGAAAGAACTCCCCCTTGGGAAACAATAGGAAAAGTTGTTCCTGATGGAACCTCAACTGAGGAAGCAATGCAGATTGTAGGCATGGACTATGAGGTAGAAATTGTTCCCGCAACAGTTCTGCTACCAGCAAACCCTCTGGAATACGTTCCTGTTGAGTTCCCTCGTAAAAGAGTAACCTACAGGAGTGACACTTTGACTCCTTTGGGCTTTGTTGGTGACCGTTATCGAGTGCTGCAGCACAGAGAGATCATTCCTGTACTAGATGAACTAGTTGGTACCGGATGGCAACCTTTGTGTGGAGGCACACTACGACAGGGCGCTGTTGGCTGGATGGTAGGTTCCTTACCCTTTACACCTAAATCGGGTGAATTTGAACCAAATCTGGCTGTTATGAACTCCTTTGATATGAGTTCAGGACTTAGATTTGCAAATACTCCACTCAGGCCAAGTTGCAATAATGCTGTCCAGATGATGATGAAAAACTCTACTTTCACTCTGAAACACTCCAAGAATATGGATGTCAGATTACGAGATGCTAGAGAGGCTTTGAACATTGCTGTGGCATACGCTGAACGACTCGATGAGGAAATTGAGAGATTATTAGCAATAGATATTCAGATACCCGAAGCAAAAGTATTGGTTAATAGCATTATTCCTATTAGAGAGAACACAGTCCCAGGAAAAACATTTGGAGCAAAATCAGCCAAGAATCCACGTGGAGAATGGAAAGAACTCAGCAGTCGTGCTGTTGCTATACGCAAAGAACGTCAGGACAGCATTCTGAGACACTGGCTAACCAGTGAATCACTAGAAGGCATACGACACACTGGATGGGGCTGGATTAATGCGCTCAATGAGATGGAACAATGGTCAGAAAGAGCAAAGACTAATGAGTTCCAGTTGGCAGAGAAAACGCTGCTGACTCAACTGCATTCAGTTTCCGATACGTGGACTAATCACGCTTTCAGAAGCCTACAAGACAACTCATTCCGGGATCGAGTAGGTCAAGACCTGTAGGTCTTGTGTGTTTGACTAGTGTGAGATAATCTGAGTCTCCACTAAATAACTCACGGCCACCCGAAAAAGCGGAAAGGTGGCCGTGAGTCTCAAATAGGTATTTTGAGGGGAATGAACCAAAGGAGATTCATTATGAGCAATAGTAACTCCCCATTGAGGCAATGGGAAGGGCATTCACTAGTAGTTGTCCCCATAGACATCCTCAGCGCTGTGGATAATGATGGCAAAGCCCTATCAGGAACAGCAATCAGGTTGTGGATAGCATTAGCCAGTTTTGCTAATAGTCAGCATGAGTGCTGGCCATCGAATAGGACATTAGAGGCAATGATGCCCGAAGGCACATCTCGTAGGACCATTCAGCGTGCCAAACAGGAACTAGTAAATGCTGGTTTGGTGACTGTAACTCCACGACTCACTGACGCTGGTAGACAAACATCTGATCTGTACTGTTTATACGCTCCTGAGGGTGACAATACTGACACCCCTGAGGGTGGTGAAACTGTCACGGACGGGAATGACCAAATTGTCACCGTTGAGGGTGACGATACTGTCATCCCTTTAACAGTTAATAATGAACTTAACCAGAAGGAAAAGGTGATTAAGGTATTCCACACTTGGTGTGAGGCAACAGGTAAAAACCCTAATAGAACCAAACTCGATGCCAAACGTAAGCGTCTGATTGAGAAAGCGTTAGAGAGTTATCCTGAAAAGGATGTACTTGCTGCTGTTGTTGGCTGGAAGAACTCATCGTTTCATACAGGTAGGAACGACAGAAACAAGGTCTACAACGATTTGTCTTTGTTATTGAGAGATGCCTCAAAGATAGAGCAATTCCGGGATATGGCGTATCAGGGGAAAACTCCCGAAATGGGCGCAAGTTGGAGCGTTATTTCAGAGATACTAGAAGAAGAACAATCCGAGCTGATAGCGTTACCAGAAGGGAAATAATGACCAAAGAAAGCGCTGCTACCTGTTTGGCCGCTCTAACTGCTGCCTATAGCAAAGAACTCCCGAAACCAACAGCCAGAATCTACATTCAGGCTCTACAAGACTTGCCACCTGAACCATTGGCTGAGGCAACTGCTGTGATTATCAAAACATCACGCTGGTTCCCGTCGATAGCGGAGATACGAGAAACAACTATGGAGTTTGATGACAATGTTGCCATACCTTCTTCCTGGGATTCTGCATGGGCTGAAGTCATGACGAAAATACGACGGGAGGGAAGGAATCGTCTTTCAGAATGGTCTAACGATTCAATACCTGAGGCATTAGACGCTATTGGTGGCTATCAGAGAGTCTGTGACGCAACTAGTATTGGTTTGATGGAGTCTCGATTCAAAACTGCTTATGAAAGAACATCAGGAGGCACTAAGAGACAGATGTTGTTAGGAGGTGGAGGCTTTGAAGAAATTAGCGATAACGCTCATCCTGATGTTGGTGGCAATGTCATCAACATCAATGAAATTGGCAAAGGCAGACCACAATAATCATCCTGACTTTATTGACTGGCAAATGGTGGAACGGTGGACATACACGTATGAATATCAGATGTATGAGAACTCACCAATGGTTGAATGGTTGCAATACTGGTTAGGGCTGAAACCTTACGATGGGATTTATGGGCCCATTACATACAACAAGCATGAAAGCGCTTTGAGATCATCAGGAATGAACCCTGATGAGTTTCTACCAGTGTGGCAGTCTCCACGAAGAACATTCCGTGATTCAGTAGAAGTCTGGAGGCCAATCGTGACTGAGGCTTTGTCCTATTATGACAAAGTGCATGAGGTAGACCGATTCTTGTCAGTTATGCAATGTGAATCGGGAGGGTTAGAGGATGCAACAAACCCGTCGAGTCAAGCAGCAGGATTAATGCAACACCTACCTCAGTTTTGGGATGATAGAGCAAGAGTGGCAGTAGGTGGTCGTTATGCTGGAGAATCGCCGTACAACGGAGAAGCAAATATATGGGTTAGTGCATGGCTTCTTTACGCTGCTACAGGTGGAGGCTGGCAACATTGGAATTTCGGGTGCTTGTAAATGGCTGGATACAATGGATGGATAAATGGAAAACCGCCAATGTACGTACCTGTGCAACCATTATTGGACTACCTCGATGAGTACTATCCAGTCCAATCGTTAGGGAAGAACCACAATGAGAAACGAGCAACAATCCTGGGTTGTTCAATTCATACCTATAGGAAAATGAAATACAGGAAACTCCTAATGTGGATAAAAGCAGATGAGTACGCTATCAGACTTGGCGTGCATCCCGTTGAGATTTGGTCTGACTGGTATGATATGACTGACCCAGAGAAGAGAGAACTATGGCAATGGATTTACAGACACAACAAACTGATTGCATGAGTAACGTCATAGATATGTGGGAATGGGTTGCAAGACGACGGCACCCGACGTGGAAAGGATTCCGGGATGAAGAGAACACCTTTGAAACGCAAGACACCTTTGAAACAGAAAACTCCTCTAAAGAGATCAGGGCCAATTCAGAGGAGTAAGAAACCAATCAATCAGGTTTCTAAAAGGCAACAGAAACTGAATCGGGAGCGCAGAAAGTTCTCCAAAGAGCAACTCGATATGCGGCCATTCTGTGAGGCTGGACCTGTAATCAGTTCATCAGGAAGCAACTCTCATTGTCAGAGATACGCTGTAGAACTCCATGAACCTATTCTGAGGTCTGCTGGAGGTTCTATAACTGATGTAAGCAACTCAGTAGCCATATGTAGATTGTGTCATACATGGATACATGACAACGTTGGAGAATCTATCAAATTAGGACTCATAAAAAGCAGAAAACCTCACTCCTAAGAGTGAGGCTTTCCGAGGGGGATTGCTGTTGATTAGTTGTTGATGGCTACAGTGCCACTATTTAGGTATTCAACACATCCAATTGGTAGTCCCATAAAGGAACCTTTGGTCTTTGCTTTGCCAGTTTCTGTTTGGAGAGTTCCCCATACACAGTTCTTGGCTGTATCAACCTCAGTGACTTCTAGTTTGCAACCATTGAGGTACTTAGGACTAATGCCTTTGATCTCTACAAAGTCACCTACGCTGATATTGGTGTTTTGGATAGCAAATGATTCTGCATTCTTGCTGAACCTATTCATGTATTTGCTTGCAAGGTTGGCAGCAGTAGCCATTCCATCTTCTAGTTGTTCAAATTGGAATCCAGATTGAACTTGTCGGATACGAGCAATCATGAGCGCTAGTTCATCTACTGATGGCGCTCCTAACTCTCTTGCCTCTGCTGATTTGGTTTCTAATAATTTGTTAAAATCCATTTTGTCTCCTTATGGTCTTAGTGGATTTGTGAGTAATAATTTTACTCAATCAAAGCACCTAACGAGAGATGCTCTGAGTGCGGAAAATTATTTGTCCCAACCTTCTCCATGAATGACTTCTAGTATTTCTCGTACAGGTTTTGTGCTGTAGCCTTTAGAAGCCATTTTTGTATGGATGTGAGTAGCCATTTCTTCTTCTGCAATGGTGATGTCCTCTCGCAACTCTTTCATTTCTCTTTGGAGTTCCTCAAGTCGATTGAGGCGTGCTACCTGACGTTGCCATTGTTTGGCGTAGACTCTTTCATCAATTGTGATTTCAGGATGAAATCGAGTGATGAGCCTATCTGTGTTGGCTGTATCTATCTTTGTTAATTTGTTTCCTGACATTTGGACCTCCTCAGGTCTTAGTGGTGTATTAGTAAAGATAGGTGATATAACCTAATTCCACAAGTCATTTTGGCAAGAAATTATTCTCAGGACTAAAAACCGCTGTAAATCCAACGGTTTTGCACCAAAATTATTTGACGTATTTAACCTGTATTGGGCCCAAAAGTTGAGAAACACTAGAAATCACCACCAGATTGAGAACGAGCTGGGCCATAATTAAATGATGACTGAATCATGGACAATTGAGGATAATGAACGCCCTTGGACTCTCAATGCTGAGAGGCGTTGGCACTATCACAAACGAGCCAGAATAGTTAAAGAAACAAGAGAACGATTTGCATGGTTAGCGCTAGAAGCAAAGA